AAATCCAAATCCTGTGTTAAATGCAGCAGAACTTGCAGAATTTAAAACTCTAGTACCAACACCAGTGTTAGATGCAACAGAACCATTACCTCTACCAACTCTCATTGGATCAGTTGCTGTTCCTCTAATACTAAGGTCAGCATTTTCTATATTGACTGTACCATTGAGTAAAATAGTATCAGCAGATGTAGCACCTACTGTAAGATCTTTTGAAAGAACTACGTCATGAGCGATTGTAGTAGTACCAGTGGAGGCACCAATATTAATTGCAGTAGCAGCACCTGCAAAGTTTATTGTTGTGGCAGTAGCATTAAGAAGTCCAAAAGTTGCTGATCCAGTTTGAATAGCAGTTTCAATAAATGGACTTGTTTGGAATACAAGTTTACTAGTACCAGTAGTATCACTAATTAAACCACGAAGTTGAGTTGATGTAGTAGAAGAAAAAGATGCAAGAGTATCACTCTTAAACGCTACGTCACCACCATTTCTGAAGTTTACGTTAACAGCATTTGCATTGTCATCAGAAGTAAGAACAAGATCTCTATTAACATCTAGTGTTTTGTCTGCAGCAATATCAAGTACAGCAGATGCAGTTGATGTAATTTCTAAACCATTGATGCTCGTTGCAGTAGCAGCACCAAGAGTAGGTGCAGATAGGATAGGAGCTGAAAGAGTTTTGTTAGTAAGAGTTTGTGTATCAGTTTCAGTTACAAATCTTTTTTCAACAGATCCATCCCATGATCTCCAGTACGCACCACTCTCATACCACTGTAGTGCATTGTATGTAATAACAGATCCTTGAGTGTCAGTAGTTCTGTTAACTTGAACACCACCGTCTGCACCAGTAAGACTTTGACCTTTTCTTAATTCAATTTGATTATCTTCTACAATTAAAGTTGCAGTTTCTAAAATTGTCTGAGTACCAGTAACAACTAAGTCACCACCAATAGTAACTGCAGATCCGTTATCACTTACAAGACTGTTTGCTAATTGATTATTACCACTATCCCATTTAACCAGTGTATTACCAGTAAGGTTACCACCATTCTTTAATCTAAAATCATTACCTACTTTTTGAACACCAAGAGACGCAGTTGCTGCAGCACCACTATCAGTGTTAACAGAACTAATCGTAATTTCTTTTACACCATTGTTAACTGCTGTACTAATAGACGTAGCACCAGCAGGAATTATTCTAAAATCACCAGAGTTTAGTGCCTCAGAGTTAGCAGCAAGTTGAGTGACAGTGTTTGTATCTGTGCTATCAACTGTGACTATAGTTCCTGATTGAGATACGGTAGTGTTAGTTCCACCTGTAATTGTTATGTCGCCAGAGGTAAGTGTTCCTGCTCCTCCACCTTTAATTCTAGTAACAGTGTCGGTAGAACTGACTGTGATAGTTGGATCACCATTTCCATCTACTGCTTGAGAAAGAGTAGTTGCACCACCTTGTAAAAATGTAAAGTCTCCAGAGTTAAATACATTACCAGTTCCTGCTCTCAATCTGGTAATGGTATCAACATAAGAAGAGTTGATTGAAATAGTTTTTGTTGATGTATCCTGAGATACAGTTGTTGATCCAGTTCCAGCAATACTAATAACACCTGTTTGCGCTGCACCACCACTGGCAGCTTGGATAGAAGTAACAGTATCAGTATCTACATAACTGGATGTAATAACAATTTCATTTGAATTTCTAGTTAAGGTAACATTATTACCTTGTTTTAAAATAACATCAGAGGTACTAGTATCAGTACCAGTAATACGAATATTTTTTTCAGTAGCATCTATTCCATCTACTGCACTTAAAGAAAATTTAGTATCATCATTTGGTGTAGTTATAACACCACCTAGAGCAATAGTTGCTCCGTTGATTGTGATACCTGAGTTTACTAGAGCAGTGTTTGGTAAGTTGGCAACAGTATTATCATTACCATTAATGACACATTGTTCAAAAGTTTTGTTTGTAACAGTCTGAGACTGCGTTAAGTATACATCGCCAGGAGATTCCCAAAAGACCGTAGAACCGTCGCTTTTCAGATACTTCCCAGCACCTGCATCTCCACTGATAATAATACCATTACCAGTGAGTTCTAATTTATCACCCGCTACAATTTCTTCTATCTTCCTAGAAACTTCATTAACGATTAATGGAAAACGATCTGCCATTTAACTTTGCCAATAGATACTAGTGCTCAGGTTTATTTATGGTGCTTCTAAAATGATATTTCCTGCCATTCCACCGTGATACTGACAAATGTACCAATATTCATTTACATTATTACTAGAAGTGTCCCATGTAATCGTACCAGAAGTTCTTCCATTTAAAGTAACTCCAGTAGATACAGTACTACCAGTTCCAGTGACTGGAACAGTTTTGATCCAGAATGGATGTCCAGAAACACTAACGTTAAATATGAGAGTGTCACCTACATTACATGTAATTGCTGGATTATTACCACTAACAGAACCATTCTTATCTGCTCCAGTAATAATATAGTAACTAGAACCAGAAGCAGTAACAGTAAATGTATATGTTTGTGAAGTAGCAGCAGGAGTAGGTTCTCTAAAAGAAGAAACTCTTGGGAAACCTAATCCAACAGTAGGTCTTTCTCCTTTAGTCTCTTGAAGAAATCCAAGACTTTCTCTTAAAGAAGAAGCGATCAAATATTTATTAGGACTATTTTTACTACATGTGTTGTCATTAAAAGTACCACCAGAAAGATCAAAGGTCATGTCACCTTCGATACATGTTTTCTGTAAGTATAATTTAATATCACTATTAGTTACTCTATTTTTTGTGTTTGCAAAACATGCAGCAACACCACACACCTGAGGTGATGCCATACTGGTACCTGATTTATAACCATAATAATTTCCTGCAGGATATTTACTGTCATTACCTCCACCAGTGTTACCATAAACAGAAAGAATCGCATCACCAGGAGCAAACACTGTGATGCCAGGACCAAACATAGTATAAGTTGATCTCCTAAATTCAGAGTGATCAGATAATGCACCAACATTAATTACATCAGTATCTGGACTGTTCGGCCACGCACCTCTATTATAATAAATTAGTCCATAACCATTATTCATCTGAATACGATTGTCCCAATCAATTCCACCAGGAACATCCATTAAAAGATTATCGTTACCAGCAGCTCCAATAACTACAACACCATCATCAATAGCATCTTGTACATCAGCAGCAATGAAAGAACTATAAGATGGATACTCTGATAAGTTAAATCTAATACCACAATCAGTTTCTAATCCTGCTTCTGTCCAACCACTTGGATTTGGACTACTAGGTGTATATGATGTACCTCTGTAAACCACTTCAGCAATGTCTGCAAGATTTAGAGGATCTTCATTTTCATTTACATATCTGATACCACCATAACTGTGATTAGAAATAGTAGGATTTTTCTTACCAGTTAGAGGATTGACTGGTTTACTTTGATGAAATGCTCTAAGATAATCAAAAATTAAATACGCACCTACATCCTGTCCTGATGGCCATGGATCTGTAACTGCTAGATTATAAATGTTTGCTTCATTTGCCCATCCATACCATTGACCACATGCAGTTCCTGCTACATGATTGCCATGAGATTGTGGTGTCCCTGCACTAATTCCATATGTAATAGTTCCTGTTGGTTCTGTTTGTCCGTCATCATCTATAGTATTGACAAGAGTATTCAATTCATTGAACCATTGATACTGAACAAATCTTGTAGTGCCAGGTGCCGATGGTCTTTCCCATTCACCATTATCATATGATATAGGATCATCAACAATAACTACGTCAACATGTCTACCATTATCAAATATTCCAACATTTTCAGTAACAAATTCTACAATAGGACTGTAAGATCCATCACCCCAATTTCCTTTTCTTCTTTGTGCTGTATCTCCTGCACAATGAACATGACCCCATTGTTTTAAATTAGCATTTAAAGTTGAAGCTACAGGACCGTCCTTCCAAAAATCTCCAACGTTTGTCCAAGGTTCTCTATTGACTTGTGTACGAACTGGCATATCACGTAGTTCTTCTACACCCCATACTCTAGAATCTTTTTTTAATTCTTGTGCTTGTTCTTCAGTCATCCAGTAGTGTGTGTTTCTACTGATAGGACGTTTTTTACTAAGACGGAAACCATTTTCTGCCATCTCTGTATAAAACCCCTCTAAATCTTCACGCTTATAGAGGGTGACGATATAGATTTTTTCTGACATGTTAAGCCTCTAGTCCAACGAGTGTGAGAGTTACAGTAATGTTTGCTGTAGAACCACTTTTATTTACAATCTTTGCATAAGTGGTATTAGATCCAGAAGAGTTAAAACATACTGTGGCAGGAGTAATAAGTTGTGTAGCAGAACCACCTGTGATTACTTCAGCAAGAACACCAGAACCAGGTGTGGGATCTGTAAACTCAGATCTACTAGCGTCAGCAGTTCTACTTGTAGTGTCAGTATAAAGAGTTACCCATGCAGCATGAGATGTTTGAATTTTATATAATGCATATCCTTTAGGAGTTGTAATAGAAACATTAGCAGATGCACCATTGGCAATTGATTGAGTTACTGACGGAGTTGTTCTTGCTTGTAATCCAACTGGTGCTTGCCATGTAACGTTACCAGATCCATCTGAA